TTGCCAGCACGACAAAACGCAAGGATTGGTTTCGCCACGTTGCCTCGGCGCGCCGCGTCCTGTTCACGGATTGGGATGCATATGTCGCGAGGGCTATGGGCCCGAAGAAGACAAACGCGGACCGGCGTCAGGCCCGCCAGCAGTTCTATTCGAGCGAGGGGTGGAGACGGCTGCGCTACCGCGTCCTCAAGACATACGGCAGGCGCTGCATGTGCTGCGGATCGGACCCTAAGCCCGGGCAGGCCCCACACGTGGACCATATCAAGCCCCGCAGCAGATACCCGGATTTGGAGTTGCGGTTCGACAACATGCAGGTGCTTTGCGAGGACTGCAACATGGGCAAAGGCGCGGCTGACGAGACGGATTGGCGACCGCAAAAGCCCACCCCGTTGCGTGTAGTCAGTTGAGCTATGAACAGGGGTCACCCACCCCATGAACGGAGAGAGCGAAAATGATGCCATACGGGTTAGCACGAGAGGCGGACGTGATGAAGCGGTTCCCGAAGTCGCTTGAGAGGTCGCCGATTGGAATTGACCGCGCCGCGCTCGACCAAGCCGTAAGGGAGGTGACGACGCGAAAAGAGCGTGCGCAGGGCGGGATTATTTGGGCCCCGACACTCGCCGCCATCCGCGCCCGTTACCACCAGATAGCGGAGGCAAGATGATCGCGGTATACGACCTCTCGTTAGCCCCCCCAACCTATGATTTCACGGGGTTTCTGGTGACGGCGGAACGTGCTCGGATAGACACAGGGGAGTCCGGCCTTACCATCGCCATCGTGCCGGGGCCGAACCATGGGTTCCGTCAGGACAATCTCCCGCCCTTCGACCCCAAAAGCCGCAGGAGAATGCTGGATAACATCGTCAAGCCCATGTGCAAGCTCCTGCCCTCATGCGAGAAGGTTATCGAGATCGACCGGGGGAAGATCAACAGGTACCTCGGAGGGGCCGTATTCCCTCCAGATTATTATCCCGACATCCCAACAACGCATTACGGCACTTTCGCCCTCGTGGATGCGGTCAGGGCCGGGATTATGCCCCTGATGGTGGAGAAGGCCAAACCGAAACCGGGCCTCGTGACAATCACCCTCCGCCAGAGCCATTACTGGCCGGCACGTAACAGCAATCTCCCTGAGTGGGTGAAAGCAGCCGGTTTCCTGAAAGCCCTTGGAAAGCGATCTGTGTTCATTCCTGACGTGGATTGGGACGGGAAGGGGCTTGATGGTCAGGAAGTCGATCTTGCAGCCGCGACCAACCTTCTGAAGCGCGCCCGGCTCTACGCGGAATCCGAATTAAACCTCTTCGTGAACAACGGCCCCGCTGCAATGGCATGGGTTATGCCTCAGGCCAAATCCATCGTGTTCAAGATGGAAGCTGAAGCCCCGTGCTGTAACCCGGCATTCTTCGCCTCGCACAATATCCCGGTCGGGTCCCAGCTCGGAAGGGCAGGGCATCGAATAGTCTGGGCCGACGATACCTCAGATACGATCATCGAAGCCTTGCGCGAGGAATATCAAGGCGCTACATTGGGCTAGGATTATAGTCCTAGGTATTCTACATGGCTGAAACGTCAAATACTGAGAAGCGCGGACGGGGCCGGATGGCCGGTTTCCGCATGTCTGAAGAGCACCGGGCTAAAATACAAAAATCCAATGTTCTTAATGCCCTTATCGAGCACGCTGAGGGAAAAAGGGAAATGTCGCCGAGTCAGGTGACGGCTGGGCTCGGATTGCTCAAGAAATGCCTGCCCGATTTGCAGTCCGTCGAGATTTCCGGCGACGATAACGCCCCCCTGAAGATGGTCATTGAATGGGCGAAATCCAAAGGGTAGTCATCCCTTACGATCCGCGCCCCCAATTCATGCCTCTGCATGACAGGGTACAGCGTTGGGCCTGTGTTGTGGCCCATCGGAGAGCAGGAAAAACGGTCGCCTGCGTCAATGAGCTGATTAAGGCCTGCCTGACCTGCGAACGGCCAAATCCCCGATATGCCTATCTTGCGCCATACTACGCACAGGCCAAGGACGTGGTGTGGACCTACCTCAAGGAATTCGCGGGCGTTATTCCGGGCGTTCAGTTCAACGAAAGCGAATTGCGCGCCGACTTTCCCAACGGGGGGAGAATCCGGCTTTACGGCGCTGATAATTACGACCGCCTGAGAGGCATCTATCTCGATGGCGTGGTGCTTGACGAATACGCCGACATGGACCCGAGAGCATGGGCTGAAGTCATCCGCCCCGCGCTTTCAGACCGTTTGGGCTGGGCCGTTTTTATCGGAACGCCGAAGGGCCAGAACGGCTTTTACAAGGTCTGGCAGGGCGATCATGAAACCGGCTGGCCCGGCGCGCAGACCGATCCCGACTGGCTGGCATTGATGCTCAAGGCATCCGAAACCGGCCTTGTTGCCGAGCCTGAGCTTGTCGATGCCCGCAGGACAATGACCGAGGATCAATACGAGCAGGAATTCGAGTGCTCGTTCGAGGCCGCTGTCCAAGGGGCCTATTACGCCAAGCAGATGAAGCGCGCCGAAGACCAGAAGCGTATCGGTGGCGTTCCTTGGGAGCCGGGGAGTGAGGTCTATACCGCATGGGACCTTGGCATCGGCGACAGTACGGCGATCTGGTTTGCGCAGGCCATCGGCAAGGAAATCCGCATCATCGACTATTACGAGGCTTCAGGCGTCGGGCTGGACCATTACGCCAAAATTCTCAAGGAAAAGCCCTACGTTTACGCGGAGCATATTCTCCCACATGACGTAGCGGTGAAAGAGCTTGGGACGGGCAAGAGCCGCTTGGAGGTGCTGGACGCCCTTGGTGTGCGAAACGTCCGGATGGCCCCGAATATGAGGATTGAGGAGGGCATTAACGCGGCCCGCCTGTTCCTTGAGCGGTGCTGGTTCGACCTGTCCAACTGCCGGCGCGGGATTGAAGCCCTGAAGGCCTACCGGGCCGAATACGACGAAAAAATGCAGGTGTTGAAACTGCGCCCGCTCCACAATTGGGCCTCGCATCCGGCCGATGCGTTCCGATACCTGGCCCTTGGGCTGAGGGAGGGCGTGAGGGGCGACTGGTCGAAACCGCTTCAACCGCTTGTGGGGACTATTGCGTAACGGCACAACATTGGGTATCTTGTCCTAGGAACTAATTCCTAGGAGCCCTGATGAGCATCGAACTCCGCAACCGCGTTAACGCTATCGAGGCCCGGCTGAGAGAGCTTGAGTCCGAACTTGCGTTGCTCAAGCCGAAGGTAGCCGAGATAGACGAGCAGATGGTTCCTCTCACCGGAATTCTGGCGGACCTCGACAAGACCTATATCGCGTCGGGCAAACGCCGTGGCAGGCCGCCGAAGAATGGCTGAACTCTCCGAATCCGAACTGCTTGGCATCCTCGAAGGCGAGGTTGACGATGCTGTCGGCTATTACGATTCCGACATTGCTCATGAACAGGAAGAGGCGCTGAAATATTACTTCGGGCGTCCGTTCGGCGATGAAATTCCCGGACGGTCTCAGGTTGTGTCGCGGGACGTTGCCGAGACGGTCGATTGGCTCATGCCCGACCTGATGCGGATTTTCATTCAGGGTGACGATGCGGTTCAATACGAGCCCATCACTCAGGCCGATGAGCAATACGCCAAACAGGCGACACTCTACGCGAATTATGTTTTTTACGCCGACAATCCCGGTCAGCAGATACTCCATGACTTCGCATTCGATGGTTTGGTGCAGAAGCTGGGCGTTGTCAGGATCGATTGGGAAGACCCTGTCTTCGGTGAAAGGGAGACCTACACCGGGCTTTCGGTGATGCAGGTGCAGGCGCTTTCTCAGGCGCCGAATGTCGAGATCATCGAGGGAGATCAGGAACCCGCTGCCGACATGCAGTCGTATCCTGATGGGTTTTCCTACAGCGTCACGATCAGGAAGAAGCCGCAGACGGGCCGGATCAAGGTATCGGCCATTCCGCCCGAGGAATTCCTGATCTCGCGTCAATCGACGGACACCGAGTCGGCGCGGTATGTCTCGCATCGGTCGAGGAAGACGCTTTCCGAGCTTGTCGAAATGTATCCCGACAAGAAGGAGGAAATCGAGGGGCTGGCATCCGAGGATGCGGACGATACGCTCGACACGCGGGAATACGAACGCTTCAAGGATGAGGCTTACCAGACCCGCTACGGGCCGAACCAGCGGAACAGCGCAACACGCGAGGTGATCTTTCTGGACGAGTATGTCCGGGTGGATTACGACGGTGATGGAATTGCCGAGCTTCGGAATGTGAGGCGCGTCGATAGCGTGATTTTCGAGAATGAGGAGGTCTCCTACAACGTCTTCGCGGCGTGGTGCCCTATCCGAGTGGCGCACAAGCTTTATGGTTTGTCGCTCGCGGACCAGACCATGGATATTCAGCGCATCAAATCTGTGCTGTACCGCGCGGCGCTGGATTCAACCTATCTCAGCGTCAGTCCCCGGACGTTCGTGAACGATTCTCTGGTCAATCTGGATGACCTGCTTAATCGTCAGGTAGGTGGGGTTATCAGGACCAAGGGCAACCCTAATGAGGTTGCCATGCCGGAGACGATTGTAAACCAATCGTCCGAAGCCCTTGCCATGCTGGAATACACGGACCAGGAGCGTGAGGGGCGAACCGGCGTTACCCGAAATTCCCAAGGTCTCGACCCTGACAGCCTGAACAAGACCGCGACCGGCATTCAGTTGATGCAGAACGCCGCATCGGCGCGAAAGGAATTGATCGCCCGTCAGTTGGCGATGGGTGTCGAAACTCTATTCCGCAAGATACTGAAGACGCTTGTGGCGCATCAGGACGCGCCGCGCTCTGTCAAACTTGGTCAGGACTGGATAGAGGTCGATCCGCGCTCGTGGAACGCCGACATGCGCGTTGTCGTGCATGTGGGGCTGGGATCGGGATCGAGGGAGGCGCAGCTTTCCTACCTCAACGTCATCAAGCAGACGCAGGAGCAAATCCTTCTGACGCTTGGACAGACCAATCCAATCTGCAGCCTGTCGGAATATTTCAACACGCTCTCCCGGATGGTCGAAGCGGCCGGCTTCCGGTCTCCCGAGGCGTTTTTTACCGATCCGTCTCAACCCGAGAATGCGCAGAAGCAGCCCCAGCCTCAACCCGATCCGAAGATGATCGAGGTGCAGCAGAAGGGCCAGATTGCTCAGGCTCAGATGCAGTTGGATGCGCAGAAGCAGCAGACGGACGCGGCGCTGAAAATGCAGCAGATGCAGGCCGAAATGCAGATGAAGGCTCAGGCCATGCAGGCCGACTTCCTCATGAAGCAATGGCAGATGGCAGCGGAATACGGGCTGAAGGAGCGCCAGATGCAGATCGAGGCGCAGCTCTCGGTTTACGGGATCGAGGTCGATGCGAAGGTGAAGGCCATTGGATCTATCGCAAACGCAGGCGCCAAGGCACAGGCGGCGAAGATCAATTCGGACGTGAAGTTTGGAGGCGCAGTTGGCTGACGAGCACGCAATTCTCCGGCGCATGGAACTTGCCGACAAGTTCAGGGACTGGATGGAAACGCCGGAAGTGCAGGCGTATTTCGACGGCGTGAGGGGCCAGCTTATCGAGGCCATGCTGAATACGAAGCAGGCGGACGATATGGGCCGCTATCGGCTTCAGGTGGCAGTCGGCGTGCTGGACAAGTTCCGTCTCTATCTCGCCTCCGCGCTGAAGGACGGCGAGCTGGCGCGGAAAGACCTTGAAGACATTCAAAGCGGTCGGAGGCCGTTCTTCTGATGAATTGGGAAATTGTCATTCCGCTTTGGGTTGTGTCCGTCTTGGTAGGCGGCTGGCTTGGATGGCGACAGGCTGTCAGAAGCGCCGCCAAGGAAGCGATGCGTTCATCGGATATTTTTTTTAACCAAACCACCCGGGATAACCCGCATGGCGGCCCTCGGGAAACAGTGAGGCAGTAACATGGCGACGCCCGAACAGGCACCCGTGCAGACCTTCCAGAGTGACGACCAGATCGCGGACAGCATCGCGGCCCTTCCCGCAGATGTGATTGCCTTTGAAGAAGAAGGCGATGCGGCGACCCCTCCCGTGGAGGAACCCGTGCAAGAAGCAGCGCCCGAAGAACCCGAGGTGAAACCCGAAACCGAAGAACCGGCAGAGGGCGAAACCGAAGGAAGCGATGAAGACCCCGTATTCGAGGTCACGTTGCCGGGCGGAGAAACCTCGGAGATACCGCTGTCGGAACTGGCAGCCGGGTATAGCAGGTTGCAGGATTACAAGGCGAAGACCTCGGAGCTTGCGCAACAGAAGCGCGAGTTCGAGGAGGCCCGCCAGACGGAGCTTGCCAGGGTGCAGCAGACGCAAGGGCAGCTTCAGCAGGTTCTTGAGCATTACCAATCCATGAATCCGGTCGGCAATCCCCCGCCGATTTCGATGCTTGATCCGAATTCGCAGGAATACAACCCGGACAAGTATCACCTTGAGAAGGCCAACTACGAAAAGCGGCTGGGTGAATATTACCAGTCGTCGCAGCAGCTTCAACAGGCCCGCCAGCAGGCAGAGGCAATCGAGGCGCAGCGTCTGGCCACCACCACTCAAGCGGAGAAGGACAAACTGAAGGAAGCGTGGCCCGAGTTCTACGACCAGACGAAGGCCCCCGAAGTCCGCAGTGAGTTCCTGAATGGATTGAAGCAGCACTACGGCATCGATCCCAAGACGGTTGAAACCGTTCTGGATCATCGTTTTTACGTCATGGCCCGCGATGCGATTGCATACCGTGCCGTGAAGAAAGACGCGCCGCAGGTGTCCGCAAAACTCAAGATCAAGCCGAAGGTCGTCAAGCCGGGAACGCGAACCCAGAGCAATCCGCAGACGAAGCAATTGGCTGATGCGAGGGCAAATCTCAGGCGAACCGGCAAGGACGCCGACGCCACCAATGCCTTCCTCCAGCTTGTCGATAAAGGCTTGATCTAGGAGCAGACGATGACGGTACCCACAGGTACGCAGCAGACCTACCAGCAGGTAGGCATCCGCGAACAGCTTGCGGATATGATCTACGACATTTCGCCGACCGAGACGCCGTTTCTCAGCAATGCGAAGCGCGGCAAGGCGACGAACCGCAAGGCGGAATGGCAGATCGACGATCTTGCCGATCCGAACGGCGACAACAAGACGATCGAAGGCGACGACGCCTCCACCGACACGGCGAGCCCGACCGTGCGTCTGGCGAACTACACCCAGCTCATGGACAAGGTGGTCCGTACCTCTTCGACGGCCGATTCCGTCGATACGGCGGGCCGCAAGAAGGAGCTTTCGTACCAGATCACGAAGCGCTCGAAGGAACTGAAGCGGGATATGGAAACCCGCCTGACGGGCAACTATGCCTCGAAGGCAGGATCGGCGGCGACGGCGCGGGAACTTGGCGGACTGGAATCGTGGTACACGACGAACGTTTCGCGCGGCTCCGCTACGTCGGCGACCAACGGCGCATCGGGCGGCTTCCACTCCACCACGGGCCTTACCGTGGCGGCGACGGACGCATCTTCGACGGCCCTGCGGACCTTCACCGAAGCCTTGCTGAAGGACGTAATCCGTCAGTGCTGGACTGCCGGCGGCGACCCCACGATGGTCATGGTGGGCGGCGTCAACAAGCAGAAGGCGTCCGCCTTCTCCGGTATCGCGAGCCTCTACCGCGACACCAACGGCAAGAATTCCGCGAAGCAGATTTCCATCATCGGCGGCGCGGACCTCTATATCTCGGACTTCGGCGAGCACAAGGTTGTGCCGAACCGTTTCAGCCGGGATCGGTCTGCGCATGTGCTGGATATGGAGTATTGGGAAGTCCAGTATCTCCAGCCCTTCGGCATTTCGCCTCTTGCCAAGACCGGCCACAGCGAACGCCGGATGCTCTCGGTTGAGTTCACGCTTTGCAGCAAGAACGAAGCCGCATCCGGCATTGTCGCCGACCTGACCACGTAAGCGAAAGGGGAGGGGCTTCGGTCCCTCCCCGATTATCAGGTGTGACATGAGCCGGGATTTTGTCGATTACGACCCTCTTTCTGGAATCGCTCTCTATCACGAGTACGACGAAGGAACCGACACGACCATTCTGCATTACGAGCAGCCAAACCTTGGCGAGCACCTGACGTTCAACAAGGCTATTCAGAACACGGACGCTTATCGGGCCGACAAGGAATTCTGGCACGCGGCACATATCCCCGACATCGTCATCATGAAATGGAAGACGGAATACGGGATCGACGTGTTTGATCGGAACGACTGGAACAAGGTCAAGCAGATGCTCAACTCTACCGAGTGGCGGCATCTCAGGACGGGGAATTTCAGGATTTGAAAAGCTTCGAGCAGAGATTCGAGGATGCGGTTGTGCTCTTGGAGGACAAGAAGCCGGTGGAGGCCCTTGTCATAGGCTCCGAACTTGTCGAGGAACAGCCGGACAATCCCGACCCCGCGATAATCGTAGCGATGGCGCTTTACAATGCGAAGCGCCCCGGTGCGGCCATTCTGGCTTACGAGAGCGCCATCAGGCGGGCACCCAATCGGGGGCCGCTCTACAGCAACCTTGCGTGCTGCATGATCTTTCAGGCGCCGGAAAAGGCCCTCGCGCTGCTTGAGAAGGCGGAATCGCTTCAGCCGGACAATCCCACCACGCTGGCGAACCTGTGCTCAACGCATTCGGCTTTGGGGAATTACGAAACCGCTCTCGACTATGCCGAGCGGTGCCTTTCGGTCAATCCGGGTAATGCGGATGCGACCTATAATTCGTCGCTTGCTCTTTTGGGGCTTGGTAGGTGGAAAGAAGGCTGGGAACGCTGGAACGTTTCACTCGGCAACAGGTTTCGCGAGGAGCGCAATTATTCCGAGAACGAATACCGCTGGACGCCGGGAGAGAAGGAAGGCGAGACGGTCGTGATTTACGGAGAGCAGGGCCTTGGCGATGAGGTCATGTTTGCATCCCTTCTTCCGAGGATAAGAGATACCGGCGCGCACGAGATTATCATCGAATGCGACAAGCGCCTTGAGGGATTGTTCCGCCGGTCGTTTCCGCAGTTCACCGTTTCCGGCACGAGAGGGAAGGAATGGTGCGACTGGTACGAGAGGGTGGACGCCAAGCTTGAAATGGGCGGGCTTGGAGGCTTCTTCGCGCCTGAACCGTTCTCCGGTGGGGCTTACCTTAAGGCCGATCCTCTCCGTAGAAAGCAATGGCGCGTGTTGCTCGACAGCCTCGGGGACAAGCCCAAGATCGGCATTGCGTGGAACGGCGGCAGTGCCGACACGGGGGCAAGGAAGCGGTCGATTTCGCTCGATCAATGGCGGCCTGTCTTTGCCGGGATTAAAGCTGAATTCGTGAGCCTCGAATATCGGGAGGGAGAGGCGTTGCCTTTCATCCATGATTTCCCGTGGGGCACGCGCACGCTCGATTATGACGATACCGCCGCGCTTGTGAGTGAGCTGGACCTTGTGATTTCCGTCACGACAACGGTTGTCGATCTCTGCGGAGCCTTGGGAAAGGAATGCTGGGCGCTTGTCCCGAAGGTGCCGCCGTGGCGCTACGCCCACGAGGGCGAGAAGATGTTCTTTTACGACAGCGTGAGGGTGTTTCGCTCGAAAGGCGAATGGGCTCCGGTCATGCGTGAAATCGTCGATGCGTGGAAAAGCCGATGAGCATCACCAATCTTGGCGAGTTGAAATCCGCTATCGCGAACTGGACCACGCGGTCCAACCTCACCGCGAGAATTCCCGAATTCGTGACCATTGCCGAAGGGTATATCTCCTACGGCATCATGTCCCCCAACAAACGCTGGGCGGTCGAACCGCTTCGCGTCCGGGCGATGGAAACCAGTGCCGACATTTCGATTGTCAACCAGACCGCCGCTCTCCCGGAAGGTTATCTTGCGGCGAGGCGGTTCTATCTGGACGGAGCGGAAAAACGGCAACTGGATTTCCTCCCACCTACGGATTTCTGGTCGCGACAAATCGCGTCCGACGCGGGCACACCCTATGCCTACACAATCGAAGGCGAGAACTTCGTCTTTGCACCCGTGGGAGCTGCGACCGGAAAGCTTCTCTACTACAAGAAGCCCACGCCGCTTGTGAGCGATTCCGACACCAACTGGCTCCTGACGAGCAATCCCGGCGTCTATCTCTTTGCCACGCTGTATGAGGCTTTCTCCTATGCAGAGGGTGGGCAGCAGGAATCCGACGCCTACCTGATAAAGTTCTCCAGCATCATCAACGCTTTGAACGCTGCTGATAACCAGGACCGCTATTCCGGGGCGGTGTTGCAGATGAGGGCAAGGACGTGAAGAACACGGCCACGCTCCCTTTTCTGGACTGGACGCCGGACCTTGCGCCAATCGAGGCGGCGGGGCTTTTCGATATCCTGAACGTCTATCCGATTGGGAACGGCTACGCCCCGATGAAAAGCATCGGCCTTTTCACGGATGCACTTATTGCGCGGTGTCAGGGAGCCTTTGCGGCGAAAGACGACAGCGCCAATGCGGCCAACTTCGCAGGGGATGCAACCAGTCTCTATCGTCTCGGGGACGATAATGGATGGAATGACGTAACGAGAACCGCCACGGCCTACGCGACCGGCATAGACGAGTTCTGGAGCTTTTCACAGTTCGGCTCGAACATCGTCGCGGTGAACGGCTCGGATGAGCCTCAGAAATACGTCATCGGGACAAGCACGGAATTCGAGGCCTTGGGCGGGAATCCTCCTACGGCCCGATACGTGACGGTGGTTCGGGATTTCGTTCTTCTCGGAAACCTCTCGTCGGGTGCCGCGAAAGTTCATTGGTCCGCTTTCAATAATTCCGAGGGCTGGACAGTCGGCACGGATCAATCGGACGAACAGACATTCCCCGATGGCGGCTGGGTGCAAGGCGTTGTCGGCGGAGAGGTGGGATACGTCATTCAGGAACGGTCGATCCGCAGGCTGACCTATGTCGGCGGGGATATTATATTCCAGATTGACGAGGTGGAGAAGCTTCGCGGCACCCGCGCCCCCAAGAGCATCGTGCAGGTGGGTGGGACTTTCTTCTATCTCGGTCAGGATGGGTTCTACTGGTTTACCGGAGAGGGCTCAAAGCCTATCGGGGCCGAAAAAGTTGACCGCTTTTTCTACAGGACAGTCGATCAGGGTTATCTCTATCGCGTAGTCGGTGCCGCCGATCCGGCCCGGCGTGTGGTGGTGTGGGCCTTTCCATCGACGGGGACGGTTGACGGCACGCCGGATTCGATCATCGGTTACAGGTGGGATATCGACAGGTGGTTCCTCATTTCGGCCACGGTCGATTACATTCATCAGGCCACGACGCAGGGCTATACCCTTGAGGGGCTGGACGCGGTGTCGAGTTCGATCGATGCGCTACCGGCGTCTCTTGATTCCGCTCTCTGGGTCGGTGGGGCTTTGGGGCTGGCGGCCTTCACTCCGGCGAAACGGATGGGCTATTTCGACGGCCCCAATCTGGCGGCGCGGCTTTCCACGCAGGAAAAGACGATGGCCGGCGGGCGGGTGGCGAAGGTCAGCAACACCTTCCCCGTGGTGGACAATACCGCGCTCACGCTTTCGCTTGGGCTCAGGGACCGCCCCGCCGATGCCGTGGTGTATACGGATGAAACGGCAATGGAGGCCAACGGCTTCTGTCCCGTTCGGGGCTCGGGACGCTTTGTAAGCGCGAGGGTGAAAATCCCTGCCGGGGAGGACTGGAACCACGCTCAGGCGGTGCAGGTCGAATCCCGTCCGATAGGGTGGAAGTGATGGCCCTTGAACGCAGACATCCCCGGTTGCTTCCGACGACGGGCAAGGTCGATGCCCGCTTTATTGCGGAGGCGATCAACAACCTGTTCAACAAGAGACTGGACGCGGTTGGAGAGGTCACGCTTGCGGACGGGGAAACGACAACGGTTGTCGCTGATAACCGGGTGACGAAGAACAGCGTGATTTGCCTCTCACCCACCACGGCGAACGCGGCGGGGGCTCTGGCGACGACCTACATCGCGGCTTACGACACGCATGAATTTACGATCACGCACGCCAATAATTCGGAGACAGACCGCACATTTAGGTATATAATCCTATCGTGAGGCTAGGTATAGCATGGCACTGTCCGACTATTATGATTTTGGTCCTTTGATGGCCCAGCTTCAGCAGGGCGGGGCAGGCATGTCCGGCGGCATGGGTACGCCGCAGAATTCATGGAACGGGACGCAGTTCCAGATGCCTCAGGTCCAGCAGCCCGGCCCCTATACCCAGCTTCCGCCCGGCGCAGGAACAGCCATGGAGGGGAAGGTTCCCAACCTGTTTGGAGCCCTCTCGCGGGGGTTCGGATGAAGCTTGTTCAGATCCCTATCGAAAACCTCGAAGCCTCATGGCCCTTGGTTCGGGAGCACATCGCGACGGCTTGCGAGCGCTCGAACGGACGGTTCTCTGAGGACACGACCTATTCGCTTGTCCAGTCGGGGCACTGGCAATTGTGGGTTGTTTGGGATGAAGACGCCAAGAAGCACATGGCGACGATCACGACGAAACTGAGCGAATTTCCGACCGGCATGAGGGCCGGGGAAATTATTATCTGCACCGGAGTTGAGCGCAACCGATGGATCGACCTTCTGGACGATCTTGAAGAATGGGCGCGGGCCAGTGGAGCGGAGGTGATGCAGACCTTGGCGAGGAAGGGCTGGGTGAGGACTCTCCCCAGCTATTTCCTCAGCCACGTCATGCTTGAAAAGAGGCTTTAGGTCTGAGCAGCGGCGGCGGCGGTACGACCCAGACCACTCAGCAGGCGGACCCTTGGTCGGGTG